TAGAAGAATTTACATGTACTTGGAGATATCAACACTTTGTAGCATCTGGGGTAAACTTCTAATTTAGTCTTACTAAATAATACCAGTAAGAAAAATAGAAGGCAGGTAATATACAATGGCAGAACTCTTTGGGTTCAAGATTACCAGAGCTAAAGAAGGAGAAGGCAGTAGTGAGGGATTCACCACTGCCGTTCCTGATGATGGGGCGATTGAAGTCTCTGGCGCTGGTCATTTTGCATCAGTATTAGATTTAGAAGGCAAAACAAAATCAGACGATGATTTAATTCGTAGATATCGTGATATCGCACAACAATCAGAGTGTGATATGGCAGTAGAAGATATCGTTAACGAAGCAATTGTCGCTGATGAAACGGACCAATCCGTGGCACTTATTTTAGAATTTCTTCCTGTTTCAGAAAATATCAAGAAAAAAATAAGAGAAGAATTTGATAAAATTTTAAGTCTTTTGTATTTTCAAAATAAAGGACATGACATTTTTAGAAGATGGTATGTTGATGGACGAGCTTATTATCATATGATAATAGATAAATCTAATCCGAAATTAGGTATCACAGAATTAAGATATATCGACCCACGCAAAATTAAAAAAGTAAGACAAGTAAATAGAGAAAAAGATAAGAAGACTGGATTAGACTTAGTAAAAAATATAGATGAATTTTATGTATATAATGAAAAAGGAGTACAACAAGGCGCTACTACTGGTGGTGTTCGAATTGCTGGCGATTCAATTGCATATTGTACATCTGGACTATTAGACCAAAACTCTGGTAGAGTGCTTTCACATTTACATAAAGCAATTAAACCTGTCAATCAATTAAGAATGATTGAGGATTCTCTTGTTATTTACAGAATATCAAGAGCACCAGAAAGAAGAATTTTTAAAATTGATGTAGGAAACTTACCTAAAATAAAAGCAGAACAATATCTTCGTGATGTAATGAATCGTTACAGAAACAAACTTGTATATGATGCTAGCACTGGTGAAATTAAAGATGGCAGAAATCATCTGTCAATGTTAGAAGATTTCTGGTTACCAATTAGAGAAGGTGGTCGAGGAACAGATGTTCAAACTTTACCTGGTGGACAAAATCTTGGGGAAATTGAAGATATTAAATATTTCCAAAAAAGATTGTATCGTTCATTAAATGTTCCAGTTTCAAGACTTACTGAAGAATCTCCAGGAACAGTGGTTGGTGCTGGTAGGTCAAGTGAAGTAACAAGAGATGAATTAAAATTTACAAAATTTGTTCAAAGATTAAGAAAGAAATTTACAGGATTGTTCCTTGAAATGTTAAGAACACAATTGATATTAAAAGGAATAATCAATGATGAAGATTGGCAATCAATGAAAGAACGTGTCAACTTTAATTTCTTAAAAGATGGACATTTTGCAGAATTAAAAGATGCAGAATTATTACAAAATAGAATAGACACTCTTGATAGAATGCAATCATATATCGGAACATTTTATAGTAAAACTTATGTACAAAAATATGTTTTACGATTGAGTGATACTGATATATCAAAAATGAAAGATGAAATTAAACAAGAAAGTGGCGAAGGCGAACTTAATATGCCAGATGGTAGTGATGGTGTTACAAGATATCCAATTATGCCTCCAGGTTCTACTCAGATTGATATGACAAAAACTGATGATGATGATGAGGAAAATGGAGATACGCAACAACCACCACAAGATGAACCAGAAAATGAAGGAGAATTATAATGGGTGATGAAGTTCAAAAAGTAGTTGATTCAATTAAAACAGGAAACAACATCGAAGCAGAAAAAAACTTTAAAGATGCAATGACGGCAAAAGTTGCAGATGCACTTGAAGTTCGTAGACAGGAAGTTTCAAGTACTATAGTTAAAACAACTGTTCCTGAAGATGTTGTGAATGATAACGAAAATGAATAATAAAAAGTTCGAAGTTTTCGTTTCTCAGATATCTGAGAAAGATGAACATAAAAAAACTAAAGGATATAAAAAGCTTTCTCCGAAAATGAAGAATGCTGTGGACCATATTATGAAAAATATGCATAATAAACCACAAAATTTCCTAAATAGTTTTGATACTAGTATAAAAGATACTGCAACAAAATTTAAAGTAACAAAAAACGAACTTATGGACTATTTTGAAAAAGAATTATTTGCAGTAATGTAAGGATAGAAAAACATGGCAGTAACAAATCAAACATTAATAGATACAAGTTTTAAAACTGTTATCAAAACAGTAAGCGACAACGCAGCAAATAGTGCAGTAGTCATTTTAGATGCATCTGCATTATCTCTTGCAACTACAAACCCTAGATTATCTATTGCAAAAATATGGTGGTCTATTGAAGCTGCAAGTGGTGGTGTTGAACTTTTATGGTTCGCAACATCAGATGTTCAAGCAGTTATTTTAGCAGGAAATGGTACTTATGGTTATAGTGCTGGACAACCAGGATTAGTTAATAACGCTGGTTCAGGAATTACTGGAGATGTTTTAGTTACAAACGCAACTGGTACATTTACTTTAATTACAGAATTTCATAAGATATCTGGTTATACTAATACCACATAAGAGGAATAGTTAAATGGCATTAAAACTAATATCAGAAAATTTAGAAGAAGTAGAATACATTACTGAAGAAAATGAGAAAGGTGAGAAAGAATATAAAATAAAAGGTATATTCATGCAGGCTGATGTTAAAAATCGGAATGGTAGAGTATATCCATTTGATATTCTAAAGAGGGAAGTTGCTAATTATAATAAGAACTTCACAAAACAAAAAAGAGCATTCGGTGAATTAGGACACCCAGACGGTCCGACTGTAAATCTTGAAAGAGTTTCACATATGATTACAGATTTGTATCCAGATGGTAAGAACTTCATAGGAGAAGCGAAAATCATGGATACACCAATGGGTAAAATTGTCAAGTCGTTGATGGATGAAGGTGCTAAACTTGGAGTATCTAGTCGTGGACTAGGTTCTCTACAACAAAAAAACGGTGCATCATACGTTAAGGATGATTTTTACCTTGCAACCGCTGCTGATATCGTTGCCGACCCATCTGCTCCAAATGCTTTCGTAGAAGGCATTATGGAAGGCAAAGAGTGGATTTGGGATAATGGTATATTACAAGAAGCAGAAATTGCACAACATAAATTGGAAATTGAGAAAGGAATTCGTTCAAGAAACGCAAACATCTACGCATTAGAGTTTGCAAAGTTTCTCAAAAAACTTTAATTTATAAATATTAGTATAAAAAAAACAGGAAAAAGGAGATTTCCAAAATGGCTGAAATAGAAAAATCAATTGAGGAACTTGAATTAGAAGTAATGGCTGAATTAGAATCCGCTGAAGCTTCTGATTTGTCGGTTAATGCTATCCAAGAAGAAGTAATTGCTGAGAAAAAAGCTCCGAAAAATGAAACAAAAGACGTAGAGGACTTAGGTCCTGCTGTTACATCTCCAACTGACGCTAAATCTGCATCTGCAAAATCTGGTGAAAAAACAAAACAAACAAGTACAGCGCAAACAAAAGGTGCTGCACCTGCTGATAAACCAGAAACATTAAAAGCAGAAGATATGATAAAAGCTATATCTGATAAATTAAGTAAAGCAGATGAAAAGAAGTTAGTATCGATGTACAATAGTATCGTCAAAGAAGCAGTTCATACTGATGATGAAGATGAAGAAGATGACGAAACTAAAAAAGAACTTGCAAAAGCAAAAAAAGAAGCAATGGAAAAAAGAATTAAGGAAATCAAAGTCAAAGAAGATGTTGATGCCCTAGTATCTGGAGAAAATGAACTTTCAGATGAATTCAAAGACAAAGCTTCTACAATTTTTGAAGCTGCTGTAAAATCAAAAGTCAGAACAGAAATTGAAAGACTAGAAGATGAATATTCTAAAGAACTTGCTGAACAATCTGATAAAACAAAAGATGAGCTCGTTGAAAAAGTAGATTCTTATCTTGACTATGTAGTTCAAGAATGGACTAAAGACAACGAACTTGCAATTGAAAGAGGATTGAAAGGTGAGATTGCTGAAGATTTCATTGCTGGTCTAAAACAATTATTCGAAGACCATTATATAGATGTTCCTGACGAAAAATATGACGTGTTAGAAGCTCAATCCAAGAAAATTGAAGAACTTGAAGAACAACTCAATCTAAAAATTGAGAAAGATAAAGAACTTCATTCAGAAATTGGCGAACTAACAAAAGATTCTATCATAAAAGATGTATCTGAAGATTTAGTTGATACAGAGGTAGAAAAGTTCAAAGGTCTTATTGAAGATGTTGATTACTCAAATGCTGAAAGTTATAAATCAAAACTTGAAACATTAAAAGAATCATATTTTCCAAAAAGAACGAATGAACAAAGCACAAATGAAACATCAGATGACGAAACTGTCAATGAAGTAGAAACATCTGGTAAGATGGCTGAGTATATGTCTGCTATCAGTAAAACTCATGAACGTGCAAAATAATAATAAAGTAAGTGAACTATATTGATGGAAGTAGAGACATATACTAAAGTAAAGTAAAATTAAAAAAGGAGAAACGAAAAATGTTTCAATCAAACAATTTACAAGAAAAATGGCAGCCAGTCCTTGAACATCCAGATTTGGGTGTAATCACAGACCCTTATAGACGTGCTGTAACTACTGTTATTCTCGAAAACCAAGAAAAAGCGTTAAGAGAAGATAGAAGCTTTTTAAACGAAGCTGCACCAAGTAACGCAACTGGTGGTAACGTAGATAATTGGGAGCCAATCCTAATTTCACTAGTTAGACGTGCAATGCCTAACTTGATTGCATACGACATTTGTGGTGTACAACCAATGACAGGCCCTACTGGTCTTATTTTCGCAATGAGAAGTAGGTCAGTATCACAAACTGGTGCTGAAGCATTAGTTGACGAAGCTGA